TTTGATCTGTGACAATCTTATCCAACACATCAGCTGGATTAGAGTAAATGTTCTTAATGATGTATGTGTAGGAACGACTATGGATCATCTCCATAAATCCCCACACTTCCATACATGCTTCCAGTTCAGGTAAGGAACAGTAGGGAATGAATGCCATACCAGGACCACGACCCTGGATAGAGTCCAACATGATCTGATACTTCAGGTTAGAAGTATAAATGTGTTTTTGTTCTGGACGTAGTAATTGATAGTCACCACGATCTTTCTGCAAAGAAACCTCTTCAGGTCTCCAAAAATATCCTAATTGTTGTGTGGTAAGTTTATCAAATACAGGATACTTATAAGAATCATATCTCTGGACACCCAAAGGTTTACCAAAGAACATTGGTTGTTTTTTAGTATTTACTTGTTCAGTGTTAAAGACAGTCATACCTCTAACATTAGTTTTCACATCTTCTGATGATGACACCTTAAACTGCACAGGATTCACACTCTCCCTCCTCGGTTTGTTCTAGATCGGATAATAAACTTTCTAAATTTGGTTTTTCTTCTTCTATTTCATCACTCTTCATATCATGAGTATTTTGATAGTAAGAAGTCTTCCATCCGTACTTATATGTAGTCAAAAGATCATTTGCCATTTGTGACACAGGGACTTCATTATCTGGGTAATGTTCGGGATTGTACGACCAATTACCAGATATAGCTTGATCGAAAAATTTCTGAATAACAGACACTACATTTATGTATCCCTCATTACTAGTCATGTCCCATAGAAGAGTATAATTATTCTTCAATGTAGCGTACTGAGGAACAATCTGCTTAAGAGGCCCTTTCTTGGATTTCTTAATGGACAAGAAGTCTCTAGGTGGTTCAATTCCATTGGTTGCATTTGACACAACGGAACTGCTCTCTGAAGGCATCTGTGCGGACAATGTTGAGTGCCGTAATCCGAACTCATTGATAGATACCCTAAGACCCTCCCAATCATGATTTAACTCCTGAGTCGTGATCTCATCTACATCCTTCTTATATGTATCAATTGGAAGGATACCATCTGCATACTTAGTACGACCAAAATATTCACAATGACCTTTCTCTTTAGCCAAGTTGTTAGAGGACTTCAGGAGGTAATACTGAAAGGACTCAGACAGTCCATGAACGGCGTCCCATGCTTCTTGGTCACCATACTTATAACCCAGTTTAGCAAGATAATGAGCCAAACCGATGAATCCAATACCCAAAGAACGACGAGCCTTGGTCACAATCTCCGCTGCCTTAATGGGATAGTCTTGATAGTCAATCAACTCGTCCAGAGACCTCACAGAGAGATCACAGAGGTCTTCAAGTTCCTCGTCGGTCTTAATCTTACCCACATTAACAGCCGAGAGAATACAAAGAGCAATTTCACCAGACAGATCATCGATGTGATTGAGTGGATATGTGGGAAGGGTAATCTCTTGACACAGATTACTCATGTTCACCTTGTCCTTGAAAGAGGAGTGTGAGTTACAATGGTCTATATTCATAATATAGATACGACCAGTCTCTGCTCTCTCTTTTAAAAGATTAAGAATAAGTTCTTGTGCCCCGATAGTTTTTCTTGGAGTAAACTCATCTGATTCATAGCGTACATAGAGATCGTCAAATGTATCAGTACCAAAAGCATCATACAGACCTGGTACGTCATGCGGTGAGAATAAGCTAATCTCTCCATTTTGGATGAAACGTTCATAGAAAATTTTAGAGAGTTGAATGGAGTAGTCAAGTTTTCTTACCCTGTTGTCTTCTGTTCCTTTATTATTCTTAAGAACTAAAATGTCTTCTATTTCTTGGTGCCAGATTGGGAAGTGGACTGTTGCTGATCCTCCACGAATCCCATTTTGCGTGCAACATCGTACAGTTGATTCAAATTTTTTAAGGAAAGGAACAACACCTGTGTGCTGTACTTCTCCACCTCGGATCTTAGCGTTGATTCCACGGATGCGACCCGCGTTGATACCGATACCCGCCCTTTGTGCAACATATCTGCCGATAGCCATATCAGAACTAAAGATGCTATCGAGGGTGTCATCAACATCAATAAGAACACAGCTAGCAAATTGTCGAAGTGGTGTTCGCACTCCTGCCATGATTGGTGTGGGGATGTTGAGTCTGTGTTTGGAGATTGCGTCATAGTACCTCTTGACATATGACAAACGGGTTTCCTTTGGATACTCCTGGAAGATAGTCAAAGCAATCATGATATACATGAACTGCGGAGTTTCGTATACCTTCCCTGAACTCCTATCTTGTACTAAGTATTTATCCGAAACCTGTCTCAAACCAGCATAGGTAAAAAGAAAGTCTCGGTCATGGTCAACCCATTGACCAACCTTCTCAATCTCCTCTTGCGAATACTTAGTAAAGATTTCTTTATCATACACATGGGAATAACACTTCTCAGTGATATGATCAAGAAGAGGTGGATGTTCACTTCTACGCCCAAACATCTGTTTCCTAAGGGAAAACAAAAGAAGCCTTGCAGCTACGAACTGATAATTGGGATGTTCCAAATCAATCAGATCACTAGCACTTTTGATGAGGATTTCTTGAATCTCATCAGTTGTAATACCATCATAGAACTGAATACCTGACTGCATCTCTACTTGACTCGCAGAGACCCCTGCAAGACCATTGGTTGCTTCCGAAACCATCAAATGCATCTTATCAAGGTCAAGAGATTCAATACGACCATCTCTCTTTTTAACCTTTGTACCGTTACTCATATTTTTTTCCAAGTAGTGAATTTAAGTTTTGCTTCTAGTCCAGAATATACGTTCGATTTTACCAGTTCTGGGACTTTGTGTCCAGCGAGAACCATGTCATTGAGGTCTTTCTCCCTCATATTTGATGGCCAGATAACGACCTTTCCTCCCCGTTCAATGATTCGTCCAATGCGGCTGACAATTTCTTTATTACGGGGTTCATTATCATAAACATAAACGATATCGCTTCCCTCAAGATCACGAATTTCACCGTCACTACCACACATAGCCACACTATTAGGGAGGAAAGTGCTGTCAAAGGGTCCTTCGACGATATAGACGGGAAACTCTTTATCAATTGTATCAAGCCCATAGACTTTTGGCGCATCTTCATCGAACATAATGGTTAAGTATTTAATAGGATTACGATCTAGGGCTCTCCCCTGCAATCCTATCAACACATTGTTTCTTATCAGAGGAATAACAATCCTCGGATCTTCATATTTACTCTTACTTCCAGTAAACTTATTGAAGTCTTCACAGTAGTAGAAAGGACCCCTTTCACGAAGAATAGCCCTTGACTCCAGATACTCTTTTGACCTGGGTATATCAAAAGCATCAGGCAAATCAAGTCCAACCTTCTTCTCAAACACAGGTTTAGAAGACTCTAAATTTTTGAATATATCATCTGGAGTTTCAGCCACATAGTTCTTACCAGTATGACCTTCTTTGAACTTCTCGAAGATATATTCCTTATGTGTCTCAAGATCAACTTCTTTTAAGAAGTTATTAAAGGACACACTGATACCACAATTATGACACTTGTAATTTGTATTATTCTTTACCCTGTAAAGATATCCACGAGCTTTATTCTTCTGTTTCTGAGAGTCACCACAAATAGGGCAACGGAAGTTATAAAGATATGGTTTGACCTTTTTAAACTTAGGAAGTCTAGAAGATATCAAATTGATGTATTTGACATCAATAAAATCCATTAACCCTCAATAGCGCTTCTCTGAATTGTAATGGGTTCTGGTGATGGTGTCAATACCTTACTGATGAGTCCGTTGTTATTAATCATAAAGGTGAGAACAGTTAGACCACCTACAGCCATCCACACCCTCTTCTCTAATTGACGTATTCTTTGCAGTACGAGGTCATGATCCCTGTCCATTTTATCACGGAGTTTGTCAATTTTAGTAAACAGTACTGTGTCAATTTCTTCCTGTTTTGATATTCGTTCTTCATGAACAGCGAGCATTCTGCTAACTGTTGTATTTACCTCAGATAATTTTTCAATTGCAGCATCAATTCTCAGCACTACTGGCTTGAGATCCTCTAACTTTTGATCTAGAACTGCTAGTTTAACTTGTGGTTCTTCCATTAGTAGGACTCCAAGTTTTTCTTAGTCCCTTCTGATAGATATATCTTTTTTTCGGTTTCCTTACTGGAGGGTCATCACCAGCTTCAGATGTACCTGCAATATTTCCTTGACCAACATTATTAGTTGGCACATCTTCTTGAAGTTCTCTTTTGAGAATATTTAAAATTTTGTTAAATTTCTTTTCATCCATCTGCGATTTTCTCCAATTCTTCCCAACATTTTTGATCTAATGGTATTTCATGAATATAGGTATGAGGATACTCTGGTAACCTGTTTAAGAAAACTATGAAAGTTTTGACAGATGACCAGAGATTATCTTCAATCTTATAAAAAAACATGGGCGTTGCGGCATCCCCAAAGATGTTGTAGAGGATGATAAAGTGATTGATCAAAAGATGCGTCTTTAGTTCACCACTATTCTTATACCTCTTCAGTAACCTTTTGATATACCTGAAATGGTTTAGATCCTTTTCAAAGTCTTCTTTAGTTACTGCTTGTGGATTCTCATAATTTTTAATAGCGAAGAGGAGAAAGTTCTCCTCGTTCAATTCAGTAAATAGCATCTATTAGCTAGCGAATGGAGGATAAGGATTTGTGTTACCTGTCTCGATACCAGACATAGCCACAAGTGTCTCAGTCTTAACTCTAAGTTCACCTGCGTTATCAAGATAAGTTGTAATACCAACCCATCCAGCGGATGTTAGTGCGAATTTTGTTGTAGCTGCGGAGTCAGATTCTGCTGCACCCAAACCAGCAACTGCTGATTCCTTACGATTCAGTGTTTCAGCACTGAATAGATTAACCGAAGCTCCTGATTCAAGACCCCTTTCAATATCAACTTCAGCTCCACCAGCAACCTCTTGAGTGAGTGGTGTATCCAGAGTCAAAAGTCTTTGATCAGGGAAGTTGAAAGCGATTGTCCCAATACCAATAGAATTTGATCCAGACTTAAAGGTATCACCAACCTTGATCTCGAACAGTGAGTGGAAATCACCACTTCTTGTTCTCTCAGTAACCTTAACGGTGCCACTACCAACAGCGTAGTTTTCACCAGCAACAGCGTGATATTCGTAGATAGAACTAACAACACCTGTGTTTAGAAGAATAGATGTTGTTGTTCCGGAGTGTACATTACCTCTCTGACCCATGATGTGAGAACCCCATGCGAGAAGGTCACCAGCAGCCAAATTAGCAGTGATTGGATTATCATTAACAAAGACGATTGTAGCGCCCACAGCGACTCTAGCTGCAGTTGTCGTTGACAATTTCAGTCTTTCTGGATCATGAAAAGGTGAACCATAATTCTGATTATGGGCACTGTCGGTAGGAAGGTACTTTGGAGACTCTGAGATCTCAAACTGAGTATCAGTGATTTCCGACTGAGACAGACCAGCTGTTGAATCAATCTTCAAAGAAATTGTACTGGCAACACTGATGATAACAGCATCACCCATAAAATTCGCAGGTCCACCAAATGCATTAGTACCAAACCTAATAACATCACCAACCTGTGCGGCACCTGTTTCACCAAAGGTGGTGCCAGTACCCGTCACAGTACGGGTTCCATAATTCAAAGAGACTGTTCCCCCTGAAAACTTATTGTCGTTATTACCCCAAAGTGCCATGCCCTCTACCTAATAAGTTGATTAGCTAATAATATTTATCACTCCTCATCTCTTGACTTGATAGCTTTTGTGACTACCTCAAGAAGTTGATCATCCATCTCGGTCTTGGTCAGCTTAACTGCCTTAGAAAGAATAACAAGACAGATCTCAACCATCTTCTCACCCAATTCTTCATTCTCGGGAATATTTGCAATGGCATCTTTAATAATCTTTGATGCTAGTGGAAGTAAAAAGGATAGCATAGTAATAATTCATAACTACACTATATATAAATTCTTATTTATTTTTAGCTTCTTTGAAAAATTCAGAGAAGTTTTTTCTGTTTGTCTCATCAATTTTATTCACAAAAGCTTTAGAGGCATCAACCATCTGATCAATTGATGGCCCATCACCCTGATTGTTTGACAGAGATACCTTCATTACAGGATAGACAGAGGAGAAAGTATTATACCTGTTCTGCCCTGTCTCAGCTGCGGTCTGAAAGTCTTGACTCAGAAGATCATCATCACCTTTAAATAATTTTTTATCAAATCCAGCATTAGGTCCTGATGAATTTGCTGCATTTGTGTAACCACCGTCACCTACATTCATGATTCTTTATTAGAGACGTATCTACCTAATTTTTTATCATAACGTTTGACTTCACCAGGCCTGAGTCTATCCTTAACCTCTTTGGCTTTGTCATAGAACTTGCCAAACTTCATCCGTCTATCTTGTTCTTTATGACGTTTCTTCTCATCATCATACTTCTTCATTAGTTTGGTATCTGAGTAATCAACTGACTCACCCATTCCTCCACCATTACCGTTTCCATTACCATTGCCGTTTCCATTACCATTGCCGTTTCCATTACCGTTCTTGGTTTTGGAATCGTCATCAACAGTATGACCATTCTCCTTACGAAGATATCCGGCACGGCCGACCATCTTAAACCCTTTGGGAATAGGTTTACATTTTTTGTCAGTGTAGCAGTAATAATATCCTGCCTTACAGGACTTATGATCCTCTTCCACCTCTACCTTATTAGGTAGTCCTTTATGTTTCGTTTTAGCAAACTTCTTCACGTCGGACTTGGACATGGAGGTTGCAGCTTTAGAAACCTCAGACGAGGGACTTTCCATTTCCCCCTTCTGAGCCGCTCTAACCATTCCGAAGAATCTTTGTTGGGCTTTTGATTTTGCTGGCATGATTCAATCTCCACGATATCTCGAACCAGGGCGAGGACCAGTTGCATCAGTCATTTTCTGTGCATCTGTTCTGGTATCCTTGGATGAATTCTTAGCCATTTGTTTAATCTGAGAAGCACGTTGTTTCTGACGGTCACCAGGTTCATATGGTTTTCGTTTTGCGTTTGCCTCGCGAGAGATTTTCATCTGGTCCTTGATACTCAATTCTTCCATATGACCAGAAGGTAACTTACCTTGTTTTTGCATCTGAAGTCTCTGTCTTGAGAGCATCTGTTGTTTTTTCATCATCTGTTCTTTAGTAGCCAACTGTCTCTTTACCTGAGCATCGTTGGTTGAAGTTGAACCTACTTCTTCAACCTGTGTTGTGGTAGTTGTTTTCTTATTAGTTGCTTTAGCTAAACCATATCCACCTGCTGCACCAACGGCAGCTGCCATTCCAGCTCCCGATCCAGCTCCTGCAACTTTAGCTGCAGGTGCTAAAGCAGATGCTGCGGAACCAAGTTTAGCGGCAGTACTGATACCCTTTACTGCTTTAGCAGTTTTCAAAGCTTTAAGGGCCATCATTCCACCACCAATGATTCCTCCAGCAGCTTCATCAACTTCTTCTACTTCCTCTTTTTTCACAGTAGGAGCCATGACTTTCATATGAGGATCATACTTAACATCAGTCTTCTTAAGGGGTTTAGCGTGTTTGATAGAAGGAGCATCCTTAGGAAAATCACCCTCTTCAATCTCAACCATTTCCAGAATCTGACCACCGAGTTGTTCGATAGCTTCAGTCATTCCTTGTGGAGGATTGATAACAATCTTATTCTTTACTTTCTTCTCAGAGATTTTCTCACGGGATTTCTCATCAGTTTTAGGGTTTGAAGAGGGTACATCAACCAATTCACGGAGTTCTTCTCTCCATGAAAAGTAACTAGACTCATTGACATCACCTTCAGTGTCTTTCTTGTGAAGATTCTTGTAGAGATGTTTATGAAGAGGTTTTGCCTTCTTCATAATTTTATCTTTGGATTTATAGTCGTCTTCTTCCTCTACAGGTTCTAAGGAAGGACACTCTTCCTTACCATGAACCTCACACTCTTCACCCTTATGATTGTGACTACAACCCTTTTTCTCAGAAAGTTCAGTTGATTCCATGAATCCAAGCTTCTGTCTCAGAGCCGTTCTTTCAGCTCCACTCAGTTGATTCTTAGCAACATAGTCATTGAAAGCTTTTGGGAGAGGAACATTGTCCCTACGAGACTGATATCTGATGGCTTTTGCATGAGAACCAACTTCCACAGATTGTTGAGGGTTCTGCCCTTCACCAGCTGCTCCATCTTCTTCTTGAAAAGTTTGGAGGTAGATATTACTCAACTCCTTGAGTTCAATGTCCATGAGACCAATTTACTACTTTTTCCTGTACTTATTTATGAAATCTCTCCCACTTGGTCCCTTATAAGCTTTTGCTCCAGGTTGAAGATTGGTCTCATCACCCTTTTCAAACCCTGGTGTTAAGTCTGCGATGTTCTTAAAATACCCATCTGTACCAGTAAGAGTGTTTGGTTTGCCAGGGACTCTCTTTTTTCTGGTCATTTTGACCTCAGTATACTCACGAATATCCCTAATCCAGGACTTGAACATTATATTTTCCTCTGTCACACAAATCAAATAGTTAGTTCCTCTACGGATAACCTTTCCAACCAGACCAGTGTTGAGGTTCTCCACTAGTTGATCAACATTGAAGATTTTACCCTTAATATAGTTCTCTCTAAGGTTCTTCCAGTCGAATTTGGGTGCAATTTCCCACAAATTCCAACTCTCTTTAGTGACCTTCATCCTCTTTTTGAGGTTGGTCATCATCATTTTAGCTGTTTTATCATCAATCGCATCAGGAATACCGGTACGATATGTTTCAAAATCGTCTTCTATGGCCGCTTTTCTCATCTTCGAGGCGGACATTCCCTCAATACCTTCTGCATCTGAGTCTCTATCACCAGCCGATACAGTCTCCACGTCAGAAAAATCATAGAGTTTTCCATTATAGTCCCCTGAGAGTTTGGTGAACTCTTTAACCCTGTCACCACCGACCACAATCTTAACACTTGAAAATCCATCTTCATGAGCCTGTTTCAAAACATCAAAAATGGTCTTGGAGTTGGGGTCATTGACAATATTTCCCGCATGATCGGGATACATTTGCTTCATGACATCAATCTTTTCGTCAGGATCATACGGATTCTTCTTCGGATCTTGTGATCTGGATGGATAAATCCTCAATGATCCCTTGCCTGCTGCCTTTTTAGCAGCATCAAGTAACTTTTGATGACCTACTGTTGGTGGGTTGAATCTCCCAAATGTGACGGTGAGAGGTCCAAGATCCTCTTTAGGTGATCCGTCAGCTCTCGTAGGCGCTGACATTCTCCTTGGCTTTCCATCGCCAAACGTTCCAAACTCTCCTTGTTGATCTTGCTCATAACTATCAGGTTGTTGAGACTTCTGAGAATTATCTAATGGTTCTTCCTGAGGTGGTTCCTTAGTTGCAAGCATTTTAAGAGTTCCGCGACTGGTTACAGCCACTCTGTTTCCCTCTTTATCATACCAATTACCGTGACCATCCCCTGTTAGACCCTTAGATTGAGCCTGATCGGAGATAGATGACGTTCTCGCTTCCTTGAGAAAGTTGAAAAAACTCTTCATCAGTTAATATTTCCCACGAAAGTATTTAGTGTGATCAGGCGTACAATAAATTCTCAATCACATTGTTCTTAGAAAGGTCACGGGGAAGTTGATAGTTCATGATTAGAAGTTCTTCCTTCTTATTCTTGTTCTCCTTACGGTGAGCGAGACTATAACGAAACTCAAAGTTCTCCATGTGGAAGTCAGCGAACTGTTCACGCAACCAGGGGTGTTCATTATAAGTGATCATCCAGTTGTGAGGGGTGTCCTTACATGACTGAACAAAGTCCTCATGGGAGAATCCACTGTGCATCTCCTTGTTCTTACCATACAACATGTCTTTGATGAGATATGGAGGATCAAGGAACACAAACACATCCTCACCAGGAGCTTCCATTAGGTCACGATAGTCCTGATTGGTGATCCTCCAGGGTTGAATGATCTCACTGATGTTAGCAAGTTTCTTGATCTTACTCTGTGAGAAGATGGTGTTCTTGTAGGAGTCACGAATGAAAGCGTTCTTGTTCTGTTCAGTGAAACCACCGAAACTAGAACGATTCAGGACATAGAAAGCAGTGGCAAGATCAAAGTCATCATCAGAAGTATCGATGAGACCCCTCATTTCAGCATAAAGAGCTCGGTGTTTCTCCTCTAGTTCCTCTACACCCTCAGCACGACAAGCTTCATCCTTGAGTTCAAGGAGTCGATTGATAAGGGAGTCAGGATTCTTCTGGAGTTGTGTCCAGAAAGCAAACAGATTGTAGTACAAATCATTGACCCAGACAGGAATACCTGGATACATGACAGAGAATGTAAGAGCACAGGAACCACCACCAAGGAAACCCTCACGGTATTCCTTGATGTTCTCAGGAAGCATTTCCTTACGGAACAGATAGTAAATGATCCGTGACTTACCACCAGGATAACGGAGGACAGTCGGATACTTACGACGTTCAGTAGTCTTGGCCATGTGATTCAATCTCTATATTGTAATATTAGCATGAAAAGACCACCCAGTCAAGTCGGATGGTCCAGTTTTCTGGTTGTCACATCATTTTGATGTAGGGTCCAGACACTCCTTTGATACTAGATCCAGCATATCTATACATGTCTTCCACAAGTTGATCCATTTTCTTCTTGTCGCTCAATGGTAGATTATCAAACAGTTCCTGTACAAGGAACTTAGATTGTCTATAATTTACATTAGAAGACAGGATCATCGTGACAATGGCTTCCTTGTCTTTGCTTGGAACAAATCCATGTGTTACCATAGACTTTGCCATATTCTTAGCTGTTGTATCACTATTTTTTGTAGCTATGTTTCTAGATGGAATGTTGTCAGTAATTTGTTTGATTCCATGAGCCTTGAGAACATCATTAAGAGGACCATGAGATATCTTACCATGTCTTGCAGTACCACCAGGAACAAGAACCTCACCAGACCAACCACCAGAAGCTGTGAATGTTCTGAAGTTAATCTTCATTTGACTATTACCCTTCTTCATTACGATATAACCACTGGTGGATGCAGGTGGTGACTCAACACCGACATAAGAAAAGGTAGGAGCGGATTTGTCAGTAGGGAAGTTTATTTCACTGATATTTCCAGTACTACCAAGTTTCTTCAGTGATACACCAATAACCTTCTCATCCTTTAGATATTCATACATCAAAGCATTTAGTCCAAGAATAGTATTCTCTTGTTTCAATGGACTTGGGTCAAACCCAGGTTCAATAAGGTAGATATCAGCAGGAGACCACTTGTTTAGATTGACAGAAAGACCTTCTTTCTGTTTGACCTTAGTGAAAGCTGCCTCAATAATAGCAACCTTTCTACTTCCCCTGTGACATTCAAATGATTTATTTTTATACCTTTCTCTCAAAAGATTAGCTCCCTTGACTGATGACATCACCCAGTCATCAGTCAGTTTCTTCTCAACATCTTGAAGGGTTGAAGTAACATCTGCCTTTGTCATTGCTCTGGTGAAGTTACCTGCTGTCAAATCAGCCTCTGTAATGAGGTTCTTCTTGACATTAAATGCAATCGAACAATACACAGCTTGTGCTGACTCAGCTAGAGCCGTGGATACCTTGGCATCAGAAGCTGTCTTGTAGATGATAGTGAATGTGGATTTGTCACTTAGTTTTACAACTGTGCAAGGATATCCAGAATGAGAAGTTATTATCTTCTCCTCAAACCCGATTTGTTTTTGTTTGAATTTCTTTTTAACTTTATCTGATGCTTCTACTCTGTTCTGGGCCCTGACAATAAGATTCGTTGAACGAGGACCAGCAGATTTAATATCGGTCTTTTCACTCCTAAGAACTTCGTTCAAGGCTATATGAAACTTATCAGTTGGGACTCCATTCATTTTTGCAATTCCTCTAGATAATCCAATGATACCAACTTACTCTCATAATCTGGTCCGAAATATTCTTTCACTTTAATTGGTACACCCATAACAGTAGGCCACCCACTCGCGACGTGGGTGTAAACGGTTCTAGTATCCTCGTTCACAAAGTGTGGCCAAGGATACTTGCGGTTCAAATTCATCAGTCTCCCCAAGAATTTATAGTCTCTTCAAACTTCTTCAGTTCAGTTTCTGAGAAAGTTACTTCCTCTTTCTTCATCTTGGTTTTGAAGTCCATTGCCATACGACGTTTGAACTGTTTATTTGATTCTTCAGTATCACCCTTGGATTGTGCCATCATGTCCTTATCATAAGCCTTTGCCTTTGATTTTTCAACACGAGCAGTTCTCTTGGGTGTCATAGTCATGTAACCTTCAGATTCAAGTTCCTCTTTCTTAAACTGAGGATGGTCATCAAGTTTCATACCACGTTTCTTCTCAAGACGTGCTTTTTGAGCACCTGAGTCATTACCTCTGATATTCTTACTGATTGCCTTACGGCGATTCATCAGATAAGAATCAGTTGAATCCTTCTTACCATCATTGTTGATATCACCATCCTCTTTCCCTACGGAATCGAGTTTGGCCTCACTCATCTTCTTAGCTACATTGACAGCCCCACGAGCTATCTTCATAGCTCCCTTCTTAATCATACCTTTGAGACCAGACTTAGCCTTAGATTTCATCTCATTGCCAGCTCTCTGAGCTTGGGCCGACATGTTCTTGGTGGCTTGACCAGCTCTTCTGGCCTTTATCTTAGCCGAAGCCTTAGCGTCTCTATATGCTCCGTATGCTTTAACTGCACCCTTGGAGGCTTTCATCTTGACTTTACCAATGGCCGATTTCAGACCCTTCTCAAGTCTGTCAGTTTTCTTAGACTTAGCACTCTCAGTATCATGACCGAAAGTTACCTTAGCTTCAGAGATAACGGTAGTAAAAATTGATTCACACTCTTCTACAGTATATCCCTCCTCAAAGAGTTCTTGAAGAACCTCCTCGCAGATATCCTCTAGCTCGGGATCACTAATCATGGAGAGATCCATCTCTGCGATTTCGTCTCTCTTTGAAAGTAATTCTTCTCTAGCATCTTTACTATGGACAGCTGAATAAGCTTCCATAAAGTTACGCATTGATGAAGACATCTTCTCTACAATTACTATTTTCCTAGTGTTATTTATACTCTAGATGCCTGTCTCCTCAACATAGTCCTCATCCTTCTTCTTTTTATTGAATCCAAATGGACCAGTCAATTTCTCTTCCAATTTTAGTTTCAAAGCAACACCACCAAGAGTTTCCATAACCTTCAGGATGTCTTCAGTCTTAGCACCTTCACCAAGTTCCTTGGCAACGTACCAGTACTTTTCCCAGAACGATTCACCAGCTTTCTTATAATCCTCAAGAGTTAGCAGTTTCACTTTCAATTACCTCCTTAATTTGTGTTTCAATTTGTTCGTCAATTTCAGTAATTACTTTACGGATATCAACAACCCGTTGAGGGCAACAGGTTAGATCATATGTATACTCTTTGGTATCACGGAATAAAGATTCACGAACTGCGGCTGCAGTTCTAACATCCGTTTCAATCTTAATCATACATCTCCTTGTTTACGGTTTTCAGAGTAGTGAACATCAAACGATCCACCAGGGTATCGTTTTTCAAGTTTTTCTACATTCATTTCAATCACTTCATCAAGAGAAACATTGAGTCCCATACATGCCTGAGCAACATACCACATAATATCACCCAGTTCACGTTTGAGATGAAACAGGTTCTCTTCATTTACTGGTTTGCCTTGGAAGATAATCTTCTTGACAATCTCAGTAAACTCACCTGCTTCAGCAGACATTCCTACAGCAGCAGTTAGAAGTCGATGTGTTTCAAATCCTTCTCCACGAAGTTCTTGAATGCGGTACTCAAAAGCATCAGCATCTTTACTAGATTGAGATGTGACGGCATTCACAAACTCAAGATATGCATCAGTGTTTACATTACTCATAAGTCTAAAGGTTGTTGTTGATTTTCAGGGAGAGATTGTTGGGTTGATAGTTTTTGATCAGGAAACATCACTTCAAATTCTTCATCGGAAACTTCTTTCCAAGAACCACCTACACCACCGTCCATATTGACGACGATATCTTTAGTTGGAAGTTTAGGTCTTTCTAAAAGTTTAACCTC